AAGGTTCTGGAAACCTGAGGTTGACGCTTCTGGAAATGGTTACGCAGTAATCAGATTCCTACCCGCCCCTGATGGTGAAACAATCCCATGGGCAAAGGTATATTCACACGCATTCCAAGGACCTGGTGGTTGGTACATCGAGAACTCTCTCACTACAGTAGGTGAGAAAGATCCAGTAGGTGAAGTCAACCGCAGACTATGGAACAGTGGTGAAGATACAGACAAAGAGACTGCTCGTAAGCAAAAGAGAAAACTCTCTTACTACAGCAACATCTTAGTCGTGAAAGATCCTAAGCACCCTGAGAACGAGGGCAAAGTATTCTTGTATAAGTATGGTAAGAAAATCCATGACAAGATACTTGCAGCAATGCAACCTGAGTTTCAAGATGAAGAACCAGTAAATGTATTTGATTTCTGGGAAGGTGCTAACTTCAAGTTGAAGATTAAAAAGGTAGCAGGATACTGGAACTATGACAGTAGTGAGTTTGATAGTGTTAGTGCTCTTAGTTCAGATGATTCTGAATTGGAAACAACATGGAAATCACAACACTCATTAGAAGCATTCACTTCTAAAGATCAGTTCAAGTCTTACGAAGATCTTGAGCGTCGTCTCAATCTAGTTCTTGCAATAGGTCAAAGACCAGTAGCACCTACAGTAGATGATGAAGAGTATGAAGTTGTTGCACCACCAACACCAGTTGCTGCAGCACCAACACCTGTGAAAGAAGAAGCAATCGTTGAAGATGACGATGCACTCTCATACTTTGCACGTCTTGCAGAAGAGTAAATCCAAATTCGCAAACTGAATTCTATAATACCCAGAAAAATTTTCTGGGTATTTTTTTGTCAAAAAAGTCAACCAGTTCTTTTTATTTTTTGAGTAACAAAAGTCTTAGATTTTTGATACTTATTATTTCTTTTGAAATCATTGACAAATGATGTAAAGTATTCTTGTTTTAAAATGTATATCTCTCGTTTCTTTTCGTTTTCTTTAGCAAAATGCTCTGCGACTGAAACAGGACCACATATAGCACTTCCATTTACTATGGATACAGTTCCATTATCATTTATCTTATGTTGTTTATCAAAAAATGCCTTGTCTACACGTAGACCAGCAGGATACTGTGCAATTTTTATTGTTTCATAATGATGTATTGTGTTGTATGGATCACTATATTCTTTTTCTAATGTTTTATTTAAGTCGTAGTTAGATAGAGGCCAATCATATTGTGCATTAATTAAATTATTTGTTAATAGAATTACCCAATCATAAAATGGGTCTCCATAAAGTCTTTCTGATAACATATCTGGACGCTCTCCATCTTTTATAGCATACTTGTTAAAGTATACTGCATAAGAAAATATGTCATCATTTAATTTGTATCTACGAAAGAAATTTTTAGCAATTATACGATCAGAGTCAGAGAAAGGATACTTTATTGGTTTCTGATCGTAGATTACGTTTGGTACTATTGAAAAATACATTTACTTTACCCTCTCCATGTTTACATCTATCTTTCCATAATAAACACTTAAGTATCCATCTGGTTGTAATGCAACAGCTTCTGGATGTCTTTCAAGTATCTCTTGTGCCATGACACCACGATATCTTTGTGTGTTACCTATGTAATTCCATTCGTAGATATTGATACCAGATGGTGAGTTTCCTACCTTAGTAATGTTCTCTTTCAATCTAACATCACTTCTCATAGCACCATACTCTTGACCAGCTGGTGCTGTATTCATATCTGGTCCTGTATCTATTTCGTCAGAGAATAGAAGTTTTGTTTCCATGAAACTTACCTTTAGTTCATAAGCAACAGGAGTACCATCATAATAAACAGCATAGTTTCCATCAGGTGTATAGTTAATTGCCACATCAGTTATGGCACACATTTTATATGTTGGTAAGTCTGGATGTTGCTCGCTTCCTCTCATGTATGTAACTTTGCATACTTTAGGAACTCTAATGAATGATGCTTCTACTGCTCTGTTATCTTTTCCTTTAGTTCCTAACACAGCATAATCTCCTAATTGATATGTTGGTAACATACTTTTCTTGAAGACATTGACAAGTTTTTTAATTGTTTTTGCTTCTTTAGCATTGTATGGTACTAATTTAAAACTTAGATCAAAAGTTCTAAGGTTCATTTTTTGAAATAATACCTCCACATTTGGATTTCTAATTGCTCCAGAGATACCACCAAAAATATCACCAGTGTTTATTGTATCACCAGTAATTCCTTTTGCTAAATTTGTAACTAAACCCGCTGCTAATTCAACTGATGCTTTTTGAATGGTCTTGTTAGATACATTCATTGCACCTTTTAATTTTTCAATGTTTCCTTCTGCAGCAGCAGCACTTAAGATACCAGCAGTAGTTGATCCAAATGCTTTTCCCTCCCAGTCTGCTTTCAATGTGTCAGATATATCATCTGGCATGTACAACATAATTTGAGGATATCTTCCTGATGTATCACGTTTGTAAAGATCTGCTGACTGACCTGATCTAAGATATTGTGGCAATGTTTCGTTAACAAAATTTCTTTTGTCTTTATTTTTATTAATGGATGCCCAATTAACATTAGCGTCTGACGCTTTCAATGAGTCAGGTAATTCCGAACCAAATATTTGGTTGTCTTTAAACGGAGGTTGATAATCAAAGAAATCAAACAAAACAAAGTCTGAATTGTCAGAAGTAGCTATGTTATCTGGGTATCTGAGAGATGTAAATCCTACAGGATTTATTGCTGTTTTATATGCTGATAGTTTTAGTTTCTCTTTCTCAAGAGCAGGAGTAGTTATACTGTCATTCGCACTTGCTTCTTTAAATTCGTCTCGTTGTCTGAATAATTTTGTTGCTTCAGTTAAATTTTGAACATCACTTACTGTTACCCAACTAACACCATTCCACTTATAGTATGTGCTATTAGATTTTCTGAATGCTATTTGATTAATATACTCACCCGCACCACCATTAGGTCCTATTCCAACCAATACTCCATTTTTTACCCTAAGTTTAGGTACATTTTGATTATCAATTTGTCCTGTAAATATATCTGTGCCATTTTCTGGTAGGTCACTCATAATGCCATCTCCCTAGATTGTTTCGTTCCATATCCTTTTACTAATCTTTGTCCTCTAATTTTGTCATAGAAAGTGTCTTTGGTATCACTCCAAACTTCTTCCTTATCAACAGGAAATGAAAGTTTCCCTGCATTTTTAACAAATTCCTCAGTTGGTAAAAGAACTGCGGTATCCCATTCAGTGATAGCGAGATCAATCATTAGACCATCTACTTGAGACTGCAAGTATTTATGGAAGCAAACCTTAGGAATGTCAATCCTACCCTCCATTAACTTTCTTGTTGCCATAATTCTTCTCTTTGGCGTCATGTAATGTAGGTTTGCACCCCAAAATTCTCCTTTTTTAGTTGCTTGTATGACATATACTAGAGGAAACTTGTCATAATATTTTAAGTGTTTCATCTTTGCTTTGTATTCAAACATATAAAGATGACCTTGCACAGGAAATCTACGAAGTTCATTCTCGTCTTGATCTTCTACAGCACCTACATCATCACTTTTTTCATTTAGTATATACTTTTTAAAATTTCTATTATATGTACTTGCTTCTGATTTTACAGCAGCACGATACCATGAAAATGTTTTCTTCTCCCCCTTTGTTTTTTCTGTTATTTTTTCAAACAGTGTTTTATATCCAGACGTGGAGGTAATCGTGTTACGCTGGATAGCAGCGAATCCTGTTGCCATTTTTTCATACTCCTAAATGATCCTCGGTTAGTATTAAGAAGTTCATCTGCCTGTCTTCACAATACTCCTTAGCAGCAGACCATTTAGTTTGGTTCTTAGCGTAAGTTAATGCAGCATTACGGTAGGCAGCAGTTTTTTTATTTTTCTCATTCGGTGGTTGTGTTTGTTTTTTAGGTTTAACCTCTATAATATACTTAGTTATTTTTCCAGTCTTTTCACGGACTTTTATGTAGAAATCAGGAAAATAACGTCTCACTTTACCATCAGGTGCTCTGTATGGTATGATAACCTCTTCTGACCCCCACTCTAATATTGAGGGGTTATTATCACAGAACACCATGAATTTCCGTTCCCAAAGTGACCTGTAGATAACTCTAGTTGGGTTGCCACGATACTTTTTGGGATTGATAGGTTTATAAATCCCAGAATACGCCATAAATATAATTGTACCAACATAGGTATTTAGCGTGTCAATAGATAGATTTTTAAGTACAATGAATGCTAACGGCGGAATGTCGATGAGCAATTCATTCCTAGTTAAGTTTGATGTGCCAGGAACTGGTGACTTATTTGAGTTTTACTGTGATGAAGCACAGTTACCAAATGTCAATGCAGCAACTGGAACATTGAAAGGTAGATATATGGGTGAGGGTGAAATAAATTACCCACATACCAGAATATTTACTGAGATGCAATTAGGATTTCAGTGTGATGCTTCTATGACAGCATTAAGATTTTTAAATCAATGGTATGGTGCTATATTTCCAGAATATGCTTCGGGAACTGATGTTGCAGTTGGATCATACGATACTGAGGATATAATTACTAAGAATGATCCTGCAGAGCATAGAACAATCGTAAGAGAATCTAATAGAACTGTTCAATTAAATTATCCTGATGAATATTGTAGAAACATTTATGTTACAAAGACAGAACTAGGTCCTCAATATAATGATGGAATAAGAACATCAGTAACATATGTAATGGAGAGAGCATGGCCATTTGCTATTGATGCAGTTCCTCTACAGTTTGGATCAGCAGCGATAACAAAGGTAACTGCACAGTTCTACTATAGTAAGCACCGTGTTGTTTATCATGATCCAACTTATATTCCTGTAGACCCTAAGAAGCAAAAAGAACTTCCTTACAATGATATTCAAAACGATATTCGTGTTGCGTAGCAAAATTGACTTTTCAATTCCATAAAAGCGGGAAAAAATTTCCCGCTATTTTTTATCTGAAAAAGTCGCTAAATATAAATATGACCTTGGAGTAGATATTATGGCATTGCCAACAATGGATTTACCAACTTACGAGTTGGAAGTTCCATCAACAAAGAAAAAAATAAAATTTCGTCCATTTCTTGTAAAAGAAGAAAAAGTGCTATTAATGGCATTAGAAAGTGGGAGTGATGAGAATATTAGAAATGCTGTATTACAGTTATTGAAAGGTTGTATATCATCAAGAGTAAAACTTGAAGATTTGGCAACTTTTGACTTAGAATACATTTTCTTAAATATTCGTGCAGTATCAGTTGGAGAAGTAGTTGAAATTAATGTTACTTGTCAAGACGATGAAAAAACACAAGTTAGATATAATTTGAATCTTACAGACGTTAAAGTCTTTTTTCCGAAAGGACATAGTAACAAAGTTATGCTAACTGACACTACTGGTGTTATAATGAAGTATCCATCATTTGATAGATTTGTAGAAAATCAATTTGCAAATAAAGAAGTGACTGAAGAAACCGTTCTAGAAATTATTGCAGAAAGTATTGATCAAATTTTTCAAGGAGAAGAGGTATTTGACTCATCTACCACAACACCTAAAGAATTTCTTCAATTTGTAGAAAGTTTGACAAATGCACAATTAGAGAAACTTCAATCTTTCTTTGAGACATCTCCTAGACTAGAGCACAATTTTAAGATCAAAAATCCTAATACTGATGTTGAGTCTGATTACACGATATCTGGATTAGCAGCTTTTTTCGGATAGCCCTCTTTCATAACACGTTGGAGGGGTATTACAAGACTAACTTTGCTTTGATGCAACATCATAAATATAGTTTGAGTGAAATTGAGAATATGATGCCATTTGAGAGACAAGTTTATATTTCTCTCTTAACGCAATACCTAGAACAAGTTAAAAACGAACAAAAACAACAATAATGGCAAGCGGAACCGTTGGGTATACAGATACTAGGGGTAACAGAGATTACGCTAGTATGATCGCAAGTCAAATCGGAAGGCGTGTAAAAGAAGCTTCTGATATGGCATCGGATGAACGTGCCTTTGCATCAAAACAGGCAGAAGCGGGTGGAACATCATTAGAAGAAGCAGGAATAGGTAAAGGATATTTTTTCAAAAGAGCATTAGGTAGTAGATTTGGTGGGGATAGAATTGCTAGAACTAGAGGTAGATTGGGAGCACAAGGTGCTGGTAAAAACCCCGCTGCTTCATACAAACAAAGATTCCGTGGTGGATTTGATTATAATGTAACTAATCAGGCCATAACTGATGTTGCACCTTTATCAAATGCACTTGCAAGTGGACTTCGTGGTGTACAAGGAGGATTAGATCAGGTATCATCAGCAATACAAAGACAAGACAAGACTTTGAATAGTCTTTCACGTAGTCAAGCTGATATGGCGAAAGCAATCATGTTTAATGGTTATCTTTTCCAAATGTTTGCAAGTGAGCAAAGAAGAGAAAGAGAAAGAAGTTCTGCTAGAAGAGAAGAGAGATCTATAGAAGGTGGTGGCGATATTCCGACAAGTAGTCGTCAAATGATTAATGTCACACCTCCTGGTGGTGACGGTGGTTTTGGTAGTAGAAGACAGGAGGCAGATTTTGGTGACGTTGCAAGAAGAGGAGTTAAACGATTATTACCTAGAAGTACAAAAACTGCAAAAAATGCAACTACTGCTGCTAAGGCATTAAATGCAGCATCTAAAACCAAGGACGCATCTAAAATTGCTAATATGACGTATAAGTCAAGAAGCATGCTGAGACCTGTCACTAAAGGTTTGACTAACATGGCAACAAAGATGCCAGGTATGAGTGCAGCAAAGCAACTTTTTAAAGGTACTGAACAGTTAACTAAATCTAAAGGAGTAATTTCACAATTATTAGATGGTGCTAATACTGCTACAAAGATAAAGTCATTCACAAAACAATTAGCTACTATCGGTAAAGGTGGGGAAATTCCATCAAAAATATTGAATGCCACTGTTACCCAAGGTGATGATGCTGCGGGTATATTGGTTAAACAATTTGGTAGAGGCAAAAAAATTAAGAAACAATTAGCAGATACCGCTGTAGATATTGCTGGATCAAGTAAAAATGGTATTAATCTTGTAACCAGTAGTGATTCAATAAAAGATGCTATTAAAGCAACTGATGCTGCTACCAATGGTTTAACGAGTAGCAGGATTATTGCAGCTGCAACAGACGCTGGTGCTGGTAGAAAAATATTGAAAAAATTCCTTGGTGTAGCTAAACCAAAGGGTTTAATGAGAGGTAGTAAACTTACTAGAATGTTAATTAAAAATCCTGCTGGTAAGATGTTCTTGAAGAAATTACCTCTTATTGGTGCTGTTGCTGGTACTATCTTTGCTGCTCAACGTTTGATGGAAGGAGATTACTTAGGAGCTAGTTTGGAACTTGCTTCTGGTGTTCTAGGTGCTGCTGGTGCTGGTCCTGCATCACTTGGTGTTGATGGATTGTTGCTTGCTAGAGATTTTGGAGCAGTTCCATTTGACAAAGGTGCTGTTATTAAAGCAAGAAGAGGAAAAGGAGTATATTCAGTACGCAACGGAGTACCAGCTGTAATTGGAGAAGGTGGACATGATGAAGGAATTCTTCCATTAACCAGAAAAACTTACCTTAATATTGGTCTTGGTTTCATGGACGCTATTAAGGAGAAAAAGAGTGATTATGCCAAAATAACAGGAATGGGTGTATTTTCTGGTATTGGAAATGCGAGATCAGGTGGTTTATTTAATGGTATAGGTGAGAGTGTAGGTAATACTCTAACTAATACAAAAGATATTGTAGGAAGTGTTCTACAGAAAATAAATCCAGCAAATTTATTCAAACCAGATGCTAATGGTCAGAATTTTTTCCAAAGAATTGGATCTGGAGTCACTAATTGGTGGAATAAAGGAAAGAAACCTAATGAAGGTAAAATGAATTGGAAAGAATTAATATCAGATGATTGGAATCAAAGGCAAAGAACTCAAGGTGCTGGTAAAGGTGGTTGGAATCCATTTAGAGGAATGCCAGGTTATGGCACAGTTAAAAACTTTTTAACTGGAAAACCAGGTAACGAAATAGCGGGTGGATTCCAGACAGGTCCTACACCTTTAATTAGACAA